GTCAAGTAAAAGGTAATGCTAATAATATTGTTCCTTTAGATGTTAGTAAAGTTGCAAAGAAAAGTAGTTCTGTAAGTTCTTATGAGGATGATGTGGAGGTGGTTGATGGACAAGAAGCATATGATAAAGGTTTTATTGATGGATCATCTGGATCGGAAAAAACAGATGTAGAAAAAACATCTTCTGCTCCTTTAGTGATTAGTGGTGGTTCTGGAAGTGATGAAATTTCAGCACGACTATATGAACGTGGTTAAATATAAGTAAGAGGAAATAACTATGGCAGGACAAGGAAACAAAAATTTAAAAAGAAATTTATCAGGTAAAACCTCTGAACCAGCTTTTATCAAGAAATTAGATATCGCTTCAAATAAAAGTTCTACAGATGCTAGTATTGTAGGTGGAACAGTTCGGTTACAATATTGGGAAAGTATTCTTCAAGATAGTATTAGAGCATCAGTGGTTTTTACAGATACTGGTAATACACTTCCCAAAAAAAGAAGAGCATTTGGTATTGGTAGTGGTGGAAAGGTTGGTGTTGTTGAAGGATTGCCAATTATTGGTGAAGAGCAAGTAACTTTAAAGATTGAAGATAATCAAGGAAATACACTTGATTTTAGTATTGATAATGATAATCCCTTTTTTATTAATAAGATAACTTCTATTCCAACATTAGGAGAGACCACTAATAAAGCATATGAACTTAAGTTGGCATCAAAAGAATTTCTTGATAATGAGCAGGGATGGTCAAGAGTTAGAACTTGTTTTTCTGGACAAGTTTCTGATCATGTTAAGACTATACTAGAAGATAATTTAAAAACAGAAAAAGATTTGGATATTGAAGAAACTAAAAAACCTTTAGATTTTATTGGTAAAAATAAGAAACCATTTTTTATTTTAAATGATTTGGCAAAGAAAGCAGTTTCTTCTAAAATTGAGGGAGAAGGAAATACTGCAGGGTATTTCTTTTGGGAAACTGCTAATGGATTTCATTTTAAATCAATTGATACTTTGTTGACTGGTAAACAAAAATTATCTATCATTTATAATGAAAGTGCAAACCCAGATCCTCCTGCTGGATATGATGTAAAAGCATTGTCATTAGATATGGATAATCGTATTGATGTTCAAAAGAAAAAACAGAGGGGTGCATATGCTACTCGTAGTATGTTATTAGATCCTTATAAAGGTATTTGGGAATGTGTATCGGAAAATGCTTTGGGTGAGGAAGGTAAACAGAAAGTTAATAGTGAGGAAATAAAAACAGCAGGTGAGGGATTACCTAATTTAAATCCATCATTTGATAAGGATGAGGCTGATACGGGATTTACTAGAACGACTTGGAATGCTATATCAACAGGACAACTCAATTATGGACCAATTAGCGACCAACTTGATAAAGCAAAGAAAATAAACTTTGACTATAGTAAGGTTTTCAATCAGTCAATAAGGCGTTATAATCAAGTATTCGCATCCCAGATAACTATTGTTATACCTGGTAATTTCTCTTTACATGCAGGAGATACAGTCTTTATGGATATTCCTGAATCAGGAACTACTCAAAATAAAGCCTGTTCTGATGAAGTAAATAAAGAGGATGGTGGTTTATATCTTATAACAGATCTATGCCATTTTATTACTGCGAAAGAAACTTACACTAAATTAGTGTTAACCAGAGATTCCTTTGGTAGGGTCGGAAGTCCTAGTCCAAAAGAATAAATACCAATGTACGGGAGTAATCTTATGACTACTAAAGTTCCAGACCACGATTTAAATCATGAATCTTATATTGATCCAAAGGATCATAAAGAACATGTCAATCACGGTATGATTGAATACAGTGAAGAAGATTTGAAGATGCACAATGATGCTTTTCATGCTCATGAAGAGAATGAAGAGAATCCTGGTGGTGCAAAGATCAATGATTGGCATACACGACATGAGGATCAACATTTAGAAGTTTATTGTGACAATCATCCTGATTCATTTGAATGTAGAGTATACGACGATTAAAAAATGACAGAAGGAGGAGGATTTAATTTAGGGTTTATTGGCCAAGATTTTCGTTGGTGGCTGGGACAAGTCGCCGACGATTCTTATTGGCGTGATAATATAATACCTGGTAAATTTAAATCTCCTGAAACAATTAGGGGATGGGCATATCGGTATAAAGTAAGGATTTTTGGTCTTCATGATTTAGGTGAGGAAGTTATAAAATCTGAGAATTTGCCTTGGGCTCAAGTAATGTATCCTACAACAGCAGGAGCATACTTACAAAACTCTGGTCAGACCCCAATGATCAGACAGGGTAATATTGTTTTTGGATTTTTCTTAGACGGTGTAAATGAAGAACAACCTGTTATTATGGGAGTGTTGGGAAATAATTCCCAAACCGAATTAGCAACTACGATTGGTGATAATAGAGTTACGAATACAACTTCTGGAAAGAGTGTATGTGTTAGTGGATATTCTGAGGGAAATATAGATTATGATGGTAATTCTAAACCATCTCCTCCTGATGGTGATAAGAAGGTAAGTAAACCAGTTTCCAAACAAATAGAAGAAGAATCTGCTAAACCATCACCAGGAGTGCCATTAAGTCAATATGGATTACCTATTAATAAGGATTTAAATTCATTTCAACAAGCAGATATTAATAGTGCAAGGAGTGAAGCAGAGAAAAAAAATTTAAGTCAAGAAGAGTCTACTAGGTTAATTAGAAAAAGAGTTCAAAGAGGAATTTCTGATAGAGCTAAAGAAGCAAATTCTCCAAGATCGGATGTTCAACCTGGTGCTACTATTGAAAGTGAAGCCACCATGATACAAACGGCTGCTGACCTCAAGAGAGATAGAGTTTATTGTGAGAAGAGAGTTTTATTAAAACCTGATAATCTTGTTGAATCAACGAATAAAGCGATGAAGACGGATATGGATAATTTGGTTCAGAATATTGATAAAGCAATGAATGCATTACAAAGTTATACTGATGCAGTGTCAATAACACAAGAACATAAAAATTTGACAAAAATGATTGCAGATTCTTCAAAGAGACAATCAAAATATATGAAACCTGTAATGGATAAGATGATGGAGTATAGTCAGAAGTCAATTAATAAAGAAATGACTAAGGCAGTTTCTGCTTTACCAGCATATAAGAGAATGGAGTTTCTTGATGTTAAAGATGGGATAGGACAAAATCTTTTATCATCTTATCTTGGAATGACAAATGGAAATGCTGGATTGATTGAAGGTATTATTAGAAAAACATTAAAATTGAATGATATAATTGATCAATTTACCAATGCTTCTGCAAATGACACTTCAACAGAAGGAGAAGTTAAAAAACCTAAAGGAATTCCTAAAGTTCCAGTATGTAAATCTGAGGATGTAATATCTACCGTTTTAGCTGTTAATAAAAGTTTGATTGATCAAACAAATGATAATTTGATAGGAGGTATTGATGGATTTTTAATGGATGCTATTGGTGATGTTGCTGATGTAAGTGGAGGAGTTACTAGTATTTTTGATAGATTGGGAAATATTAAAGGAAGTCTTACTTCTGCTCTTAATTTTGAAAATATTAAGATGAATGTTTTTCCTTTTGAACAATCACCAAATCCTGCTGTATCTGATTATTATACTCTTTGTGATGGTGGAGGAGCTCAAACACAGAACGCATTACCTAGTGCAACTGCAATGGAAAAAGCTGCTGATAAGCATATTAATAAAATTTCTCAACTTGCTGATGGTCAAAAGTATGTTGAAACAATACCACAACCTGCCTTTGGTGAACCTGATAAGGGTACTGCCGATGTTGATTTGACTGAAGGTGGTGTGGAGACTTTTGATACTGGATCATTCACTGATGATGAGATTGCTGAAGCTGTTGCTGAAGAATCTGAGTTTAATATTTTCTAATAAATAACTGTTATAAAGAACTAACATATGTCTTTCGATCTTTTTGGACCAGCAACTAAATGTGACATCCGAGTCGGTTATATCTCAACCGACAGGGGATTTGTAGATCATGTTGGTCTTCATGAAGCAAATCAATACGCTAAATTAAATCCAGGAACTCAATTTATTTTTAGAAATAGGGAAAAGGTTCAATATTTGAACATAAATGAAGTTAATAAATTAGAACCAGAAGATATGTTGCCTAAGAGCAATGCTGGAGATGATGGTGATTGTAAAGGTATTACAGGTTTAAATCCACAAGGAGATAATAGTCTTAATATTGAGGAAGGTCTTGGATTAACTGATGTAATAGTTGATCAGACTGGAAGACAATTAGTTAGGGATACTACTAGAGTTAATTTTTATGGTGGTGGTGGAGTAGGAGTTCAAGGAAATCCTATAGTTGGTATTGATGGTTCTTTAATGGCTGTTGATGTTGTTCATCCAGGATTTGGATATCAATATCCACCTTTAGTTGCTATTGAAGATGATCGGGGAGTTGGATCTGGTGCAGTTGCGATTGCTGTTCTTAGTGATAAGACAGAGGGTACTGAAGAACTTTATAATCAAGAAGAAGATTTTGAATATTATAACTTAGATCAATGTGTTCCTCCATTACAAGGAGTTGGTTTTGGTAAAAGATTTAGTCCTAATGGAGAGGATTTGGGTGATTGGAATCCAGGAATGTATATTGGAACTCAAAGAGATCCGATTAGTAGACAAATACAAAAATATCAAGATCTTTTAGCTACTTTAAGAGAGGGTTCTCACTCATCAAATTTAGGTACTGGAAGAAGACTTGATCCTACAAAAACAAGAATTTTGGAGTGGTGGACAACTAGGGATAAAACACCATTAAAAGTGGTTAGTCCCGAAGGAACAAATAGGACTAAGTATGATGTATTTTCTTGGGCATGGGGTGCAAAAACAGGAACTAATCCTAAAGGTGAAATTGATAATCTTTATATAAAATTATTTGGAAGAAGGGGTGAACCAGAGGGTATTGCTTATTGGGAAAATCTACGAGCTAGTGGTCAGAGTCTTGCTAAGATTGAGGAGGGAATGAAACTTCAACCTGAGTGGAATCGGGTATGTAAAGGTGAATGTATACCAATTCTACAAGATGTGACTTATAAATACGGCAAATATTGGGAATATGATAAAGAAAGTTTTTTAAATGCCTTTGGTATATCACCAGTTCCACCATCAAATGTTAAAGGAACTGATATGGCAGGAAAAACATATACATTTGAATGGCAAGAAGAATTTCCTTGGGAAGGTGAATATACATTTAGAGTCCAAGCTGATAATGATGCAAGACTTTATTTTGATAATGAACCCGTATCAGTATTCAACAACTCTAGCAGCACGGATGTTAAAGATATTAATTTAGGAACTGGTGGTGCTGCTGGACATATATTATCTTCACCATTAAAATTTAAAAAAACTATAACCAGACGAGGAGTTCATAAAATTTCTTTGTCTTTATTAAATCATCAGAAAAAAAAGATTGTTAAAAAAACTACAAATTTAAGTGAAGTTACGCAGAATGCAGAGTCTGATGTAGTTACATTTAAAGTTACTTCAAGTGCTGATTATTCAAATGGATTTCAAATTTTAGATCTTGATATTGATATAGAAAAAATATATAAAGGACCACAACTTAATCAAACAATTACAAAGACTGTAGAATATGGAAGACCTTATAAAGTTCAGTTCAGATCTGCAGGAAAAGGATCTCTTCAAAGTGGAAAACTAATTAAATTTACTGGACTGCATGGAGCTAATGATCCTATTGAAGTTACCAATAATAATACGAGATTGTGTTTAAAAGATGGACATGGTGGTGATTGTAATGCATCCTTTACTATTGATAAAGGTAATGTAAGATTTAGTGATGATGGAAAAACTATAGAGGGAACTGGAAAAGCAACCTTTACTTTAAGTTGGAATGATAATCCAAGGACTGCAGGAACAGCATTGGGTACTATAAAAATTATGGATAAATCTTGGACTCAATCAGGAAGAAGTGGAAGTAAGACTCAAACTGTTACCATAACTGCTGATACAGGAAATGCAGGTTCTAATTCGTCACGCATACAGTTAAGAAATAAAGGTGAAAAGGTTATGGAAATGGAGGACGCTGGAGGAACTGATTTTAATGATTTAGTTTCTTCTTGTAGTTCTGGAAGATTTTATGATATAAATGGTAGTACTTGTAAATTTATAGTAGATCCTCCACCAGCCAAAACACCTTCAACCTTAAAGGATGAAAGATTAGAAAAAATTTTTAATACAGTTGATTGGATTGGTAAAGCAAATAGAAAATTATGGAAGATTAATCCTGGTGCTGGTAAAGATGCTAATTTTATAAATCGTTTTGGTGTTCTACCATTTGATCCTACTGAAGTTGAAAAAATAGAAAAACGGGTGACTAGGGATGTTCTTAGAGAATCAAAACCTAATGTTAAGTTTTTGAAGGAAAATGGTAAAAATTATATGAAAGTAACTGGAACTGGGAAGGCGAAAGTTTTCTTTGAGTTGAATGTAAATGATAGACCAGGAATATCTTCTTTAGCATTAACTGAAATTAAAATAAAAGCAGATGATGGTGATATTGTTTTGAGAAGAGATCCTAATAGAAGATTTGCTAATGAAAGAGGATCAGGAACTTTTACTGCAGGTCAAAAATACCGAGTCAAAACTATTGGAGCTAGTAGTGGTGCTGGTTCTATAATAGGTGTTGATAAAACAACCATTGGTTATGATGATGATTATAATAATGGATATGATGAGAATGGTAATTTAAAGATTACTGGGGTTACTCCAATCAATACAACTGAGAAGATTACTGAAGATGTGGTGGGATATCCTGATTATCCAAATGCGTCTACGGATGATTATGCAGGAATTCATGATATAATATGGGATAATATTAAATTTCCTAATGATGGAAATTATTCTGTAGAGATTATGGTTGATGATAATGTAGTTCTTACATTTAGTCATCCTGGAAGAGAAGATATTATTATAAGAAAAGATGGTTTTAAAATTCGTGGAGATGGTTCAAGTGCAACTGGCAAATCAGTTAGTGTTAAGTATTTTAGAGAAGGTTCTTATAAATTGAAAGCAGAATTGGAGCAGATAGCAGGTAAACCATTGGCAAAAGGAAATCCAATGGCACTTGCTGTTCAAATTAAAACTGCCTTTGTAGTTGAGGATATTGAAGTTATATCTTCTGAGTCTTGGAATAATAATCCTATGGCTGTTGGAATGGTTATTGATGCTCCTATGCCAACAATTCCACAAGAATTACCTCCAGAAGAAAAAGGAAGATGTCCTAGAAATCCTATTTGGACTACAAGATTTCCTAGCACAGAGCAAACTTGGTATCCAGTAAGAGTTAAGTCCTGGAAAAAATTTATGAATCGTTATGCTATTTCTCCAATTCCTCCACTAGGATCACCAGGAAGTGATGGGGCAGGAGTTTCTTATATTAATAATTGGCAAGTTGATCTTCCACATGAAGGATTTTATGGTGTAAAAGCAACAATAGATGATGTTGGTAAAATTTTAATTGATGGAAATGAGATCCTTGGATCTAATATGAGTAAAGCTAATTCAATTTCTCCCACTATTGTTAAAACATTTTTAACAAAAGGTTCTCATCAAATAACTGTTCAGGTAGAGAATGATAAGCAATATGAGTTTAATGTAATTGATAAAAAGATTTTTAGCACTGCAGATTGGGCATCTAAACAAAACAATACACAAGTAACTGTTGAAAATGAAGCTACTTCAACTGATGTTGTTTTTAAAGTAAATACAAGTGCTGATTATGCAAATGGAATTGATATAGATGGTCTTTTTGGATTGGAGAAGCAATATAAAGGACCACAAATTAATGAGACGATTACAAAAACAATTGAATATGGAAAAGTATATACTGTTCAATTAAGATCTGGTGGAAAAGGTCCACTTGTTCAGGGAAAAACTGTTGCATTTACAGGATTACATTCAGCAAATAATCCTATTGAAGTTACTAGTAATAATACGAGATTGTGTTTAAAAGACGGGCATGGTGGTGATTGTAATGCTTCATTTACTATTGATAAAGGTAATGTGAAGTTCTCGGATGATGGTAAATCTATAATAGGAGAAGGAAAAGCAACCTTTACTTTAAGTTGGAATGATAATCCTAGAACAGCAGGGACAGCATTGGGAACTATACAAATTGGTGATAAATCTTGGAGTCAATCAGGTAGAAGTGGAAGTCAACAAAGGACTGTTATGATTACAAATAAAAAAAATGCAGGTTCTAATGCAGGTCGTATTCAATTACAAACTAAAGGAGAAACTGTTTTAAGAATGGAGGATGCAGGTGATAATGATTATAACGATTTAGTTTGTTCTGCTTCTGCTGGAAAATTTTATGATATTAATGGATCTACATGTAAGTTTAAAATTGAAGCTGAGAATAAAGTAGAAACAGTTTATGGTGAGGGTCTTGTTAGTGGATCTGCAAAAGCTGGAGTAACTTATTCTGGTCCTCCAATAAGCACCTATGCAAATGGAGAATTAGGTCCGTTCATTACTCCTACTTGGAATACTGACGAAGAGTATATTGAAACTCATAATGGAACTACATGGACAATGACTTGGAGTAATGTTGATTTTCCTGAAGATGGAACTTATGATATTAAAGCAGAGGCTGATGATGAATTGACTGTTAAATTAAATGGAATTCAGATATGTAGAGCCACTGTTGATTCTCGTTATACTAGTAGG